CTCTTTCAAAAGGAATTAAATTTTCTATATCGCTAATAGACCATTTATGATGATGAACCATTCCCCAAATTGTGCGATAATACGATTCGAGGCTTGAGTAGTTCATCAGAGGGAGAAAAAATCGTTGAGTGTAGTCAATGTAATCGTTCTATCCTTACCATTTTTATTAGTGTATTTAATCTCATAATGAAGATGTGGTAAATCACTAAAAAACTCTTTGACTTTATTATACACTTTCACATCCAGATTATCAATCCATTCTTTCAAATCATTTCTGTTTTTATTCTGTTCCATCAAATCTACAGTCTTTTCCGGCTTACCAATATCAGTTTGCTTTTCTCCATCATATATTGTTTGTATAGATTTTTGAATAAGTAAATCAACTACTTTTTCTCCAGTAGCCTCCATAAATTCTTTATCACTATAAAGTGAAGCAGGCGGATACTTTAGAATGATTCCTGCCTTATCACTTATCTTGATATTATTCTCTTTATTCTCAGGAAACTTTACTTCTACTTCATTAAGATTGATTGTGAATGTGTGTGTAGCTTTTCGTTGTGCTGCAGTCATTTCTGGTGCAGAGGTAAGCTCTTTTAGCCCTTCTGGATATTCAGCCATAAAAGTATCTACTTCATCATTATCAATATAAGAAACTTCAGTTTTATCAGATATTGAATGCGATCTTAGTTGTAGAAACATATATTCAACATCGAAAATAGAAAGATCATCTACAGATAAAGCCGGCGCCACTAAACAGTTTTGTACAACTTGTTTTACTGATGCTAAAATTTCTCCTGTATCATTTCCTTCTTTTGCCATAAGCAAGACTTTTTCATCTTTGACCTGCATTAGTTTCATTGTAACTTCTTGCTTTGTACTTGGAACTGTCAGCTTAAATGTTGGCGTTGTAATAGTAGGTAAATTCATTTTATTTTCTCCTTTTCATTTCATTAACCACTTTGTCCGTGGATTTGCATATCAGACCAATCTATAAAAGTAAAGGTCACTGGTATTTTCATATATTCATCTTTTCTATTCCATGATAACGAAACGTCTCCAACATCTGTAGGATAAGCTTCTCTAAATCTTATTATTCTTTGTTCTGTTCCATATTGATCATATATATGTAAAAATATATCAACTGAATACTCTTCTCTATATCCAATCTCATATGGCATAGCACTTGTCCCACCAATTGTAGTTCCTGCAGGATCTATAATAGAATCATAAAAATCATAATTGACTGTAGTTTTTATCCATTCATGAAAAAATTTCTGTACTTGTGCTTCTTGGTCACAAATAAATGTGCATTGTAAAGGGCTAAATTTATTAATTGTAGGATTGAATTCAACTGCTCCATAGCTATATCTTTGAACTTGATAAGTTACAACTCCTGTCAAAGGAAAATTAATTGAATCACATGCTAATTCCATATTACGTTCTGATTGTAGAAGTGTAGTATTATTTTTCATTCCAAGAGGCCATGGTATAACAACAAGAAAAGTATTTGTTCTTAAATGACCTACTGCTTTACGATAACCTACAAAACTACTTACATTGAATCCCCGTCCTGCTCTAACTGTAGCCATTATCTTATCCCTGCTGAATCTCTATAGACAACTTCTTCAGATGCCTTCACGAAACGCTGCAGCGGCAACATAAGCACCATGTCCCACTGAGAAGGTTCTATAAAAAGTAATCTAGATTGTATATGTGAAGATAGATATCTTTTCAAACAAGGCTTGAATAATCGAAACTTCGATGCATTCTTCAATACTGAATAAGATATCTGCACTTTCATCATGTCTTTTTCTTTTAGTGTAATGGTGTAAAGGGCATCCATTAGTTTAGCACGATGATAAGGACTTAGATAATGAAGATTAATCCCAAGAAAACCATCTGAATATAATTCGACAACAAAGATTAATGGGTGAGAGTCCCAATAGGGCAATTTATCCTTCCATTTAGGATCATAATGAAATGTGAACATAGAGCCAATTGACGTTATATTTATGTCATTAACTAGATTTTTTGCATTCTGTTCAAAGAGGTGTGACAAGTTTACACTAGTGATTTTTTGTGCAGTTTCTCTGAACCATTGGCGCGCCGCCATAATAGTTGTACTAGTAATATTAGTCGGCAAACCTAAAGCAATAGTTGTGAAAATATTTTTATGAAATTTATCTGCCATTAAAATTAGGTCCATATATTTCGTTTTCAGTCATAATGATAAAATCCCAATTTCTCTCTTGACAATATGCTCGTGCCGCTTCCCATTTTGAAATATTTGTGCCATACGTTACAACTTCTCTGATGTATTTTTTGCTTTTTTTATTGCATACTTTTGGTGGTTTAGTTTGGGCAAAAGGCTTCACTTCTATAATCATTGTTTTTATTTTCCCTTGCTTGTCTTTGAACTTAACAAAAAAATCTGGATAATATGTATGACGACGATTAGTAATTTTAGAACGATAGGGTATTCGAGTTTCTTCACTCGACCACTCAACTACATCTTGGTGATCATCAAAATGTTTCATCATCCTGAGTTCCCATAATGATCGATAAACGATTTGTGTTGGGTTCCCACGATATTTTTCCGGTCGTTGTGGTTTAAAAAATCCTTTGTAAGCCATAAAGTATTTATATGACTTTTCTATTTCTTATATAAATAACTGATAACAAATAGGTACAACATGCCCCCTAATCAAACTACATCACAAATACCGAGTGCACATAGCATTACAGCTCAAATAGATGCTCAGATGAGTAGCTCAACTGATTTAATTAAGTTTCCTTCTGATACACCTAAGTATTATACGAGCATAACTATGACATCATATAATCCGTGGCAACAATCAGGAGCGAAAGGGGGATTAAAATACAGTGGAGCAAATGCAGCAACGTTACTGAAAGATATGTTTTCATCGATATCGTCTATCTTACCTAGTCTTACAACAGATCAACGTACTGCTCGAGATGAAGCTCTTTCTCAATGGAACGCGCTTAGTAATTACATTTCTGAACAATTAAAAAGAACAGGAGCCGGTGGAGCAGCAGCTGAAGTTGGCACAATTTTATTACCACTTCCAGTGGAACTTTTAGACGGGCATCAGGTAAAATATGATGATAAAGCAATTGTACCCTGGAGTCAATTGGCTCACAGTTTAGGTTCACTTATAGGTGATTCTATAACGACTGGAATGGGAATGGCCGGCTTGGCGCCAAATGCCTTTCAAACAATTATATTTGATCGGCCTGAATATAAAAAACATCAATTAAAATTCAAATTATCCCCTAGAACATTTAAAGAATCTGAATCTATTAGAGATATTATTATCAAAATCAATAATGCAATGTCCCCTGATATAAGCGGTGGTGGAGCATTATTTACTTTTCCAAACCTTTTCAATATTGCATTGATACCTAATAATGGTTGGCTCTTCAAATTCAAACCCTGTGTACTAAGAGATTTTGTTATCAACTATAATGGAGGAGGGCCCAAAGCCTTTTATCATGGAACGGCACCTAATAATCCACCAGAAAGTGTTGAATTGACATTACATCTGTGGGAAGTTGAATATTGGCTTAAAGGGCAATTCAATGCTGACAATACAAATGCAGTTGCAACTACTGCTGGATAAAGGAATATAAATGGAAAATCTTTTTGAGAAATTTCCGCTTACATTATACAATAATACTCTCTGCAGAGATATAACACGCAGAGTAAAAATTGATGAAAGAACAAAAAATGCTTTGACTCTATACTATACCTATGAAGTCAAAGGTGGAGCACGTGCGGATTTGATTTCAGATGCTTATTATGAAGAGCCAACTCTTGATTGGCTATTATGGATGACAAATAATATAGTCGATCCTTATTATCAATGGAATCTATCAGAAAATGACTTCAATGATTTTCTTATCAAAAAATATGGATCAGTAGAAAACTCTATAAAGAAAATATTATGTTATCGTAATAACTGGTATAACGATGACAAAGTTTTAACTCCTGAATTCTATGAAAATACATTAGATCGAAATTGGAAGAAATATTATGCTCCATTCTATGGCAATAATGTAAAAATTCTAT